ATTTTAGACTTATCGAGGAGTAACCTATGGCAACGCAAGTCAGTCCAGGCGTAGTAATTAACGAAATTGACCGTTCAGATTCGCTCACGCAAGTGGCACTGACGGAAGGAGCCGTTGCGGGGTCGTTCGCATGGGGCCCGATTCTCCAAGTCGTGACGGTTGCGTCGGAAACCGAATTGGTTCAACAATTTGGAAAGCCGAACAACGCTACGGCGAGTTCCTTTTTCACCGGTGCGAACTTCTTAGCCTATAGCAACACGCTGCGTGTGGTGCGTAATGCGAATACATCCGCAAAAAACGCAACCGATAACGGTGGTGGGTTACTGATTAAGAACGAAGATTACTACAATAACAATATTGCGGGTACCACTCCCGGTCAGGGTGTGTGGGCGGCCAAGTATGCGGGTGTGCTCGGTAATTCACTTCGTGTTGAAGTATGTGCCAGCGCCACTGCGTTTCGTCTGGCTCCCGCGCGCGCTTCTATCAATGCGTCGTTCAATAGCACCACAGTCACGTTCAGCGCGAACGTGAACAGTGTGGCAGTGGGTGACACCTTGATTGTCGGATCGCAGAAGCGTCGGATTGTCGCAAAAACCAACGCAACGCACGTCACGGTTAACAGTGCGTTCAGTTCTGCCGCGGCCAACGGTGCAGCGTTTACCCGCGAGTGGAGGTACGCGGGCTACTTCACTGCGGCGCCTGGTACCTCAACGTATGTCTCAGATCGTGGCGGTGCCAACGACGAACTGCACATTGTGGTTGTTGACGAAGAGGCAGCCATTTCGGGGACGGCAAACACGGTGTTGGAACGCTACGAAGGGTTGAGTAAAGCGGCCGACGCGAAGGCAGAAAACGGTGCGCTGAACTACTACGCAAATGTACTGAACGCACGGTCACCGTGGGTGTGGTTCTTGGAGCATCCGGCGGACGGGGCGGATTGGGGTAGCAACGCCGCGAATCAGAACTTTGACGTGCCGGTTGGAACGGTCGTGGCATCACTCTCGGGTGGTGCTGCGGGTGAAACCTTGTCGGATGCGGAAAAAGAAGCCGCATATGACCTCCTTGTAGACGATCAAGTCGAACTGTCGTTTGTCATGGGTGGTGAGGCTAGCGCAGCCGTTGCGACATATATCATCAATAATGTTGTCGAACCGCGTAAGTATGCGGTAGCGTTTTTGTCACCCGCGAGAGCTACGGTGGTGGATAATGCTGGAGATGAAGTCACTGACATCATCGCATTCCGTGATTCGTTGCCGTCATCGAGCTACGCGGTGTTGGATTCAGGTTGGAAGTATCAGTATGACAAGTACAACCAAGTCTACCGCTATGTGCCGCTAAATGGTGATGTCGCTGGATGTGCAGCCCGCACCGATCAGGTCGCGGAGTCGTGGTTCTCACCGGCGGGCTTCACCCGTGGTCAGTTGAAGATCGGCAACACGGTGAAGTTAGCGTTCAATCCGAAGCAAGCGGATCGCGACAGTCTGTATCTCAAGGGTGTCAACCCTGTCGTGTCCTTCCCCGGTGAAGGCACGGTGCTCTTCGGAGACAAGACGCTGCAAGCGAAGCCGAGTGCGTTTGACCGTATCAACGTGCGTCGCCTGTTCATCGTGCTGGAGAAGACCATTGACCGCTCTGCGAAGTTCCAGTTGTTCGAACAGAACGACGAATATACACGCAACACCTTCATCAACTTAGTGGAACCGTTTCTCCGCTCAGTGAAGGGTCGCCGAGGTATCTCGGACTTCTATGTGGTGTGCGACGAGAGTAACAACCCACAGGATGCCGTGGATCGTAACGAATTCCGCGCAGACATCTACATCAAGCCGGTGCGTAGTATCAACTTCATTCAGTTGAACTTCGTCGCGGTACGGTCGGATGTGGCGTTCAACGAAGTCATTACGAACCTCTCATAGAACACGCTAAATAAGGAGTAGGAGACACGACATGGCATTTCCTAGTATTACAGACTTCAAAGAACAGTTACTCGACGGAGGGGCCCGCCCCTCCCTCTTCGAAATGACGCTGGATTTTCCGGGGCGGTTACTTGCGAGCGCCGGTGGTCCTGCGGCATTAGCGGCTACAGCGAAGACGCGGTTTCATTGCCGTGTCTCGGAGTTGCCGGGTACGCAGCACAATCCGATTACTGTGAAGTTTGCGGGTCGTGAAATCAAGTACGCAGGTCAGCGCGTATTCAATAACCTCACTATCACAATTCTGAACGACGAAGCCTTCTCAGTGCGGCGTGGATTGGAAGCGTGGTTTGAGGCGATGAACACCCGTGAAAGCAATAAGGCACGACTCACGGCGCCCACCTCGGCGGGATATGCGGGTACCGGTACGGTGCGTCAGTATAACAAGTTGGGCACCGTAATTCGTTCGTACCGCTTCGTAGACATGTTCCCTGTTGTGTTAGCACCGATTGCATTAGACTGGTCAAACGATGGCGCGATTGAAGAATACACCTGTGAGTTTGCGTATCAGTACTGGGAACCGGGCGTCGATGGTCTTGCCGGTATAGCCGATCGGTCGCTCGACCCGACCATCACCGCGTAGTTGTTTTTGGGGCGGAGGAGCCACAATGGCTTCTCCG